AAAGAAGAGAAAAAGATCTTAAAATAGAACTACCTAAGTTTTATAAAGGAACTGCACAACAAGCCTTTGGTAAAAAACGTTTTAATGAATTACAGGCACAGGGTTTGGAATTTAAAACAGGTAGACCTTATTCTATTCAAATACCCAAAGGTGCAATGACTCAAAAAGAAATAATATCTTCTTTAAGGTCAGGAGAGGGTGTTACTAAAACATTAGATCAAATTACGAAAGACGCAGTGAGTTATAAAAAAAAGATAATTCAAGGAATTAATGAGGCTAGTCCTCAAGATATTAAAGATTTTATTTCAACCCTTGCTCCTGGATGTAAACTTAAATATGCAGACGGTGGCAGAGTTAGTTATAGTACAGGATCAGATTGTTTTAAACGCGGTGAAGAAATTTTAATACAAGCAAAAGAAGGAAATAAAACCACAGCACAAAAAGTTGGACAAAGTTTAAAACAATTTCGTAAGGCAACAGGAAAATTAGCAAGGTTTGTAGAACTTCCTTTAGAGATTGCATTAGAGGGCATATTAATTGGATGGGATACAACTTTTAATGCTAAACCTTTAGCTGAATCAATTAAAGATAATGGTCTTGTTACAAGAGCAATTCTAACTTCTGTTGGTTTATCTGACTTTGAAACTTCAGGAGAAGAAGATCGTGCAGCAAATATTATTAAACAAAATCCTCAAGCCGCAAAATATATTGAGGCTAAAAAAGCGCTGGATAAGTACAACAAATTAAAACTAGACGTTAATGTAAACAAAGATAATCTAAGAGATTCTAATCTCTATCAAAACGCTGTGGTAAAGTTTAAAGAGTATGAAAATGAAATCGAAGACAAGATTCCACAATACAAGGCAATATTAACACCCGGTAGTTCAGAGTACGAAGCATTTAAAGAACCTCGTATTCAATTAGAAAAAGACCGTATTGAAAAAACTTACGGAGATGCTCAAGCGATGGAAGAACTGATGCAACCTTTTGAAGGTGCAACAGATGTTGCGGATATACAAAAAGATAAAGCGGAAGAGCTTCAAGGAAACATAGAAAATGTAAGTTCAGAATATAATTTTATCCCAACCTTTGAAAATCAATTAAAAAGAATGCTCCCAGAAGTTTATAAACAAACAGGTCGGGAAAAAAATCCACGAAACGACGCAATATATAAACTACTTTTAAAAAATCAATATGATAAAAGTTTAAACTTATTTTCTCGTCCTAAATTTTCAGGAGGAGGATTAACACGAAGAGGATTTTTAAAAGTAGTAGGTGCACTTACTGCGTTAGCTGCAGTAGCTAAAACAGGCGTTATGAAACTCACTTCACCTGTAGCAAAAAAAGTTTTAAAAGATGCACCACAAGGTACACCAGATTGGTTTGCACCTCTTGTAGAAAAAATTATGAAAGAAGGAATTGATATTTCAGATAAAGCAGCAACGATTGAACGACAAGTAGTAAAAGAATTAAAAACTCCAGATGGAACATATACTATAACAGAAACACCAGATACTGGAGAAATCATAGTTTCAGTGGACACGGGAGCTGGAGTTAATGATTTTCCTGTCGATTTTACTATGACTCCAAATAGAATAACAGGTGTTGCAGATGATGGAACACCTATTACTGAATTTGGTGAATTTAACATTGTTGAATCTAGAGCAGAGGGTAGACAAGTGAGCCCTGATGGTGATTATGATATAGAGCCAGGAGAATATATAACTAATGATTTAGATGATGCAGCCAGTGATTGGCACTCTGTTGAAAAATTTGCAACAGGTAAAACAGATGAGATTGCTCAAAAGAAAAAACAAGACGGAAAAGAATTTATTGAAAAAAATCCTGGTGAGGACATCGTAAACCGACATGGAGACTATGATCCACCGGAACCAGAGCCAGATGATTTTTATGATTAAACGATTAACCACAACGATACCTCCTAAATCAGGACCACAACCGCAGGGGGTTGAATATAACTATAATACTGTTAAAACAGTAAAACTGGAGAGAAAATATGGCCGTAGACAAAACGTTACCAAACATAAGCGAACAACCTGAAGAGACGACAGAAGATTTAGCTGTTGAGATGGAAGAGCAACTGCGTGAACAAGCAGACACGGAAGTAACTGAACTTGAAGATGGTGGCGTAGAAATTAACTTTGATCCGAATGCAGTCGCACAAGGACAAGAAACAGATTTTAATGCGAACCTCGCAGACTTTGTTGAAGAACAACAACTTGAAATGTTGGGCTCACGTTTATTTGAAAATTATTTAGATTACAAAAATTCTAGAAAAGACTGGGAAAGAACTTACACAGAAGGACTCGACTTGTTAGGGTTTAAGTATAATAATCGTACTGAACCATTTTCAGGTGCGTCAGGTGCAACCCACCCTGTTTTAGCAGAAGCAGCGACACAGTTCCAAGCTTTGGCGTACAAAGAATTACTTCCTGCGAACGGACCGGTTCGAACACAAGTGGTAGGATTACAAACTCCAGAAAAAACACAACAGGCTAACCGTGTAAAAGATTTCATGAATTATCAAATCATGGATCAGATGATGGAGTATGAACCTGACTTTGATCAGATGTTATTCTATTTACCTCTTGCAGGTTCTGCATTTAAAAAAGTTTATTACGATGACATGATGCAAAGAGCGGTATCTAAGTTTGTTCCAGCAGAAGAACTTATTGTGCCGTACACTGCAACCAGTTTAGATGATGCCGAAGCAATTATTCACAAAGTAAAAATTTCTGAAAACGAATTAAGAAAACAACAAGTGGCTGGTTTTTATCGAGACATTGATATTAAACCAGGTCAAAATAATTTAACAGATTTAGAGAAAAAAGAACTTGAACTAGAAGGCACTTCAAAATCAGGAAGAGATGAAGATGTTTTCACATTACTCGAATGTCATGTTAATTTAGATATAGAGGGTTTTGAAGACGTTGACATAAACGGTGAACCAACAGGGATTAAAATTCCATACATTGTAACCATGGATGAAGGATCAAGAAAAGTTTTATCCGTTCGAAGAAACTATGAAGCAGGAGATCCATTAAAGAAAAAAATTTCTTACTTTGTACATTTTAAATTTTTACCCGGCCTTGGCTTTTATGGTTTTGGTTTAATTCACATGATCGGTGGATTATCTAGAACAGCCACAGCTGCTTTACGACAACTCTTAGATGCTGGAACATTATCAAACTTACCAGCAGGTTTTAAACAAAGAGGTATCCGAATTCGAGATGACGCACAATCTATTCAACCAGGAGAGTTTAGAGATGTAGATGCTCCAGGTGGAAATATTAGAGATGCGTTTATGACTCTACCATTTAAAGAGCCATCTCAAACTCTTTTAAATTTATTGGGTGTCGTTGTACAAGCAGGTCAGCGTTTTGCATCTATAGCTGACATGCAAGTAGGAGACGGGAATCAAGGCGCTGCAGTGGGAACGACAGTTGCGCTTTTAGAAAGAGGGTCAAGAACCATGTCTGCAATTCATAAAAGAATTTATGCAGCGCTCAAAAAAGAATTTAAATTAATGTCCAGAGTTTTCAAACTTTATCTACCCCAGGAATACCCCTATGATGTTGTCGGAGGACAACGTCTCATCAAACAGTCTGACTTTGATGACAGAGTAGATATATTGCCAGTTGCAGATCCAAATATATTCTCTCAGACACAGCGTATCTCCCTTGCGCAGACGGAATTGCAATTGGCAATGTCCAATCCACAAATACATAATTTATATCAAGCGTACCGAAACATGTATGAAGCAATCGGTGTAAAAGACGTTGATCAAATTTTAGTTCGACCACAACCCCCACAACCAATGGACCCTGCATTAGAGCATATCAATGCTCTAGCAGGGAGACCATTCCAAGCTTTTCCAGGACAAGATCATAGAGCACATATTCAAGCGCACTTGTCTTTCATGGCAACGAACATGGCAAGGAATAATCCACCTGTGATGGCGGCGTTAGAAAAAAATATTTTTGAACACATTAGTTTAATGGCTCAAGAACAAGTTGAACTTGAGTTTGCACAAGAGTTAAGAACAGTTGCAGCGATGCAGCAGAACCCACAAATGCAAATGCAGGCAAGAATGATGTCACAAAAAATTGAATCAAGAAAAGCACAATTGATTGCTGAGTCTATGGAAGAGTTTTTAAGTGAAGAGAAGAAAATTACCTCACAGTTTGACAATGATCCTATTGCAAAATTAAGATCTAGAGAATTAGATCTTAGAGCAATGGAAAATGAGAGAAAAGAACGTGAAGGAAGTGAAAGAATGGACCTTGATAAGATGAGAGCAATGATGAATCAAGAAAATCAAGACGAAAAACTAAACAAAACGAAGAATTGGCAAAATTAAGAGCTAATACATCAATTGAAAAGACTATTTTATCTAAAACATTGCCAAAAGCAGGTGATATGATGGGTAATATTGCTGTTATTAGAGGTGATAATGACTCAAACTAAAAAACAAGACCGAAAAATTGCAAAAGTGATGAGAGAGTTTAAAAAAAAGAAGCTTTCTATTGGAAAATCTGATAAAAAAGTTAAAAATAGAAAACAAGCAATCGCTATTGCTTTGCGAGAGGCAGGCGTAAAACAAAAAAGGAGCAAAAATGGAAAAACTAAATAAGATTAAAGAAGCAAAAGTTGGTGAACAAGAAATCCACATGGATCCACGTTCTAAAACAACTTACAACGCTGCTTATAATCAAATTGGTACTGGTGGACCTGAGTTAGAAGTTCAAGGACAAGGCGCAGTGCTTCCAGAAAAAAGAAGAAAATCAAAAGCGTTTTAATTATGTGGTTATCGGCAATAAAATTAGCGGTTTCTGCTGGCAGTAAAATTTATGCCAACAAGCAGCGAACAAAAATGGCAATGTCGGATGCACAGCTTATGCACGCACAAAAAATGGCTCAAGGTCAGGAAGCTTACCAAGGAAAACTTTTAGAAGCTAGACAATCGGACTGGAAAGACGAGGCAGTTTTGATAATTCTCTCAGCGCCTATCGCAATTTTGGCCTGGGCAGTCGTATCTGATGACCCAACCGCAATGGATAAAGTAAAATTGTTTTTTAAAATGTTCTCAGAGCTCCCGTCATGGTTCACAAACTTATGGATCCTTGTAGTGGCGTCGATTTATGGTATAAAGGGAACACAAATATTTAGAGGAGGGAAAAAATAATGGCAAACAAGAGATATAATAATCAACTTTTTAAAGATTTAAAATCAAAAGGAGTTATTGACGATAAAACTAAGGTCAAAGATCTTAAAAAAATTTCAACAGGAATTGAAAGACCTAAAAAAATGGCTGGTGGCATGATGAAAAAAAGAAGCATGCTAAAATCTGGAAGTTTAAAACCTGTGGATAAAGAAAAGAATCCAGGTCTAGCTAAGCTACCAACTAAAGTTAGAAACAAAATGGGTTTTTTAAAAGATGGCGGCAGAGTAAACAAAATGGGCGGCGGAATGATGAAAAAAAGAAGCATGTTAAGGCATGGATCAAAAGATCCATCTGTAGCAAAAGATTTAAAAAAAATGACAAAAGAACTTGATGGTGCTGAAAAGGATATGAAACTTTCAACAACAGGAAAAACTAAAAATAAAAATTTTAAAATGCCAAAAGGTGAAATTTTTAAAATGAAAAAAGATAAAAAAATAAAACTTAGATGTGGGTAAAAAATAATGCTTAAAAAAATTAAAAATAAAATTTGCGAAATCGTTTGCAAGCTGTTTGGTATTACACCTTGCGTTTGTGATCACGATTGTGAGTGCAAAGATAAAGCGAGCAAACAATAATGACTAAACTTTGTCCTAGAGGTAAAGCCGCAGCCAAGAGAAAATTTTCTGTGTACCCCTCAGCATATG